TTTGGCGACTTGAAGGGATTTATCGAGCCGTTCTTTGGCTCCGGCGCCGTCTTCCTCAACCGCCCGCAGCCATTTGACGGCGTCGAGACGATCAACGATTTCGATGCTCTCGTAGCCAATTTTTGGCGCGCCGTGCAGGCAGTGCCCGACGAGGTAGCGAAGTGGTGCGACTGGCCCGCTCTGGAGAACGATCTCACGGCCCGCCACGCTTGGCTCGTCGGCAAGAAAGACGCGCTCACGGCGAAACTCGAAGGCGACCCGGACCATTTCGACGCCAAGATCGCTGGCTGGTGGTGCTGGGGCATGTCGCTGTGGATCGGCAGCGAATTCTGCTCCGGCAAAGGACCGTGGCAGATCGTTGAGGACGAAGACGGCTCGCGCCAGCTGGTCCACCTGGGCGACGAGGGCCAGGGCGTCCAGCGCCGGCTGGTCCACCTGGGCGACGAGGGCCGGGGCGTCCAGCGCCAGCGGGTCCACCTGAGCGACGAGGGCCAGGGCGTCACACGCCAGCTGGTCCACCTGTGCAACGAGGGCCGGGGCGTCCAGCGCCAGCGGGTCCACCTGAGCGGCGAGGGCAAGCCGGGCTGCGGCGAGCACGGCTTGCTCGCCTGGATGCAGGCGCTCGCGGAACGTCTGCGCCGCGTGCGCGTCTGCTGCGGCGACTGGACGCGCGTATGCGGCGGCGACAGCGGCGATGCTCTGCACCACTTCTTCGCCGGCGGCGAGCCGTGCGGCGTCTTCCTCGATCCACCCTATGCCGCCGAGGCTGGCCGCGACGAGTCGATCTACCGCTGCGAAGATTTGCAGGTGGCTCACGCTGTCCGGCAGTGGGCCATTGCCCACGGCGACGATCCGAGACTCCGGATTGCTTTGGCGGGCTACGCAGGCGAACACGACATGCCGGCCAGCTGGGAATGCGTGAAGTGGAAGACGCACGGCGGGATGGGGATGGTCGCAAACGGTGATTCTCGCAGCAAGGAGAACAGGTTCCGCGAGCGCCTGTGGTTCTCGCCGCATTGCCTGCGAAGAAAGGATTCGGAAGCAAGGATGAAGGATGAATAAATACAGCGAGGCATTTATTCATCCTTCATCCTTGCTTCAATGCCCCTTCGCCTTGTGCTCCTGCTTTGACGCATGGGCCGCAGGGGCGGCCGGGGCGGCCGGGGCGGCCGGCTTGTTTTCCTTCTCGGCATGGCCCGCCGGCTCGGGCGGCGGCGGCGGGTGCAGGGCCTCCCATTGCTCGAGCACTTGATCGGCGCCGTCGGCCATCCCGTACTGGAGCCAGCCGGACGCCATCAGGATGCGGACCTGATGCAACGCATTATCGGAAGTGTAGAGGGCCTCGCAGGCGCTGGCCTGCTCCAGCTCCAACCACGTCTTTTTCATGGCGCCGTCAGACAGGTGAACCAGGATCGGCGCGCAGCAGGGGGCGGATGTCTTTTCACTCATCGCAATTGCCTTTCTACTTGGTCGGCTGTTGCGCCTGGACATACGCTTTCCAGGCGTCGAGGATCGCGGCGGCTCCCATCGCCAGGCTGTAGCCTTCCCAGCCGCCGGGGAAAAGGAGCCGAACTTCTTGCAGATTGCCGTCGGCGTCGTACTGGGCCTGCACCTGGCTAATATGAGACAGGACAAGATAGCCCTGCGTAATCGCTCCCTGGTGCAGGGGCACGTCTACCTGGACGATCTTTACAGGCGCGGGCGGACTGCTGGGGGGCTTCTCTTTTTTCATCGGCGGCGCTCCTGTCCGCCCTCCGCCCTCCGCTGTCCGCCCTCCGCCGCATTGGCTGAGAGCTGACAGCTGAGAGCTGAGAGCTGTTCTCACCACCACAGTCGCAGCGGTAATGCCACAAAGAATAAAGCCCTTTGCGCCGCCCGGCAAAAAAGAGCACGGTTAACTTGCCAAAGCGCGGGCCCGTCCGATTCAGAAAGCGTGCGCTTTGGGGATGTGGCTGGAGTTGGGGCTCGGGCATGGCGGCTCCTTTTTCTGGGCTGCTTGAGCCAGTAGATCGCTCTGGGCGGCTAGCCGCTGGGCCATCTCTTCCAGCAGCGTTTGCAGCCGCCGGACTTCATTATCAACGGCCAGCGCTCGGCAGCGCACTCCCCAGACGCGCCCTAAATGCTTCAGGACGCGGGCCATAAACCGGCCGCTCTTGCCGGCCGGCAGCTCCACCGTAATGATCCAGCGCTCGCGGTTTTGCAGCATGGCAGGGCTCAAAGGACAATAAGGACGCAAGAGACTCAAACCACGAGGAGAGAACGCAGTGTCACCGTCTACTCCGTCTACCCTGGATAGTATCAATCCGCTGGCGATGACGCAGCCGGCAAGTGTGGGGACTCTTTCAAAATGCGCTTTTAGTCTGGCAAACACGTTTGGCGCCGGCAGTGCTCAAGAATATCGTGAGTTCGGCCTGAAGCTCCGGCAAGAGCTGTACTCTACCGACGGCATCCGCGGCACGCATTCGCATCCGGTCGAGCGCACACGGCTGGGCCGGATCACGTGCTCAGGAGCGATCACGCTCCAACCGGGCAAGGCCGACCTGGACCTGCTGCTCCCTCTCATCACCGGCACTCCCAAGAGCGCCGGCAATACCTTCCTGAACACCTCCGGCTTGCTCAACGAGACGCTTACTCCTTTCTTCATCGTCGCCAACAAGATGAGCGGCGTTTACACCTACGCCGGAATCACGGCGGCCACGGCCGGCTGCGTGGTCGATTCGGCCACCTTCCACATCGCCGAGGGCGAAGCTCTCACCGTCACGCTCAACGTCGAGGCGATCAACGAATATCCCGGCGCGGCGGGTTCCTTCCCTGTCGGCGCCACGTTCAATTTCCAGGCGCCCTACATGTGGTCGGACTGCTCCTGCACGATCCAGGGTTCCACCTACTGGTTCAAGGAGGCCACGATCACCTGGAACAACAACGTGAAGAAAGATCGCTACATGAACTCGATCTATCGCACGGACCTGCCGTTTCTCGATCGCATCGTGACCGTGACCCTGCGCACGCCCAACACATCCGACCAAGCCGCGCTCCTGGCCTATCCGGGCATCACTGCGCAGGCGTTCAACCTGACGGCCACCGTCGGATCAGCTTCGCTGTCCATCGCCAGCTCGGCACTGCTCATTGAGCCCGAAGGCCCAGACCTGCCCGGTCGCGAGGAATCCCTCTTGCCGATCCACGGCCGTCTGTATACATCCAGCGGTGGCACCGTGGCAGAATGCACGATTACCAATGTGAGCACTTAAGGCGAAGCGAAGCCAGGCAAAGCTATGCCAAGCAAGGCCTGGCCTAGCACAGCACAGCACAGCACAGAATCGCCCGACAGAATGGCACATGCCTTCTGCATTGAGCTGGAGTTCTCATGTCTGCACCTGGCTATATCCCCGACGGCCATACCCTGCAAGTGTGGATCAACGAGGCTGCTTGCCTCTACCCGCGCATCACTTTCTCCTTTCGTCGCATGACGAGTGCGGACTTCGCGGACTATCTGGACACCATTGCCACTTGGAAGGAAAAGCAGGCCCAACGTCTCATCTCGGCTTACCTGAAGGCCCGCATCGTCAACTGGGATTACAAGGACACGAAGGGCGAGGCGGCGCCCTTGACAGAGGAGATCATGCAAGGCCTGCCGCGCAAGCTGTCCCAGCGACTGTGGTTCGTCGTCGCCGGCATTGAGGGACCCGACGGCATCGCCGGCCAGGACCGGAGCGATGCCGACGCCGAATTCCACGCTGCCCTGGAAGCAGCTCGCACGGATCGTCACATGATGCCGGTGCTCGAAGAGGCGCAACGAAAAAACTAGCGCTGGGCGTGGTGCTGGACGCCAACCACGCCGAGATCCCCGCGTGCCGCGATTGCATCCAGTGGCTGTACAATCCCGATCGAGGATGGCGACCGACCCTGAGCCACGGTCAAAAGATACCACGCGGCGGCAGCCGGCCGCCCTGCTGGAAGTGCCCCAAGGGGCCCGAGCCCTTCACGAACGAACCGACACGCACCACCCTTCTGGTCATGGACTACTACTACCAGTGCTTGCAGGATCCCGCAGGCCTCTTGCCCCGCGACCGTCGTGTGCTGGACAATAACGCCCTGATTGCTCGCCTCAAGGAGCAGACGGCCCGCGATCGTGTGGATTCGTTCCCGCTGCTCCTCTTGGGCGGCCTGGGCAAAGGAAAGAAGTGACGTGGCCGACAGTTCGCAAAAAGACCTCACGATGAAGTTCTCGGCGAAGGCCGATCCTTCGCTGACTCAGGTAATGAAGTCGCTGGCCGACCTGGCCGCCGACGAAGTGAAGAAGGAGAAGGAATACCAGAAGCTCCTGTCCGCCCGGCAGGAAGGCTACCAGACCGCCAAGCGCCTAAAAGAAGACCTGGCCCGCGCCGGCATCGGCGTGGAACTCTCGGAGGAGCAGAAGTACCAGAGGCTACTGCAGGAGCGCATAAAGGGCTATCAGACCGCCGCACGGCTGAAGAAGGACCTGGCAGCTCAAGGAATCGGCGGGGGCGGCGGTGGCGTCGGCGGGGGCATCGGTGGAGGCTTGCAACAGAGCCTGGCGATGATACCGGGAATGGGCGGCCTGGCCGGCGCCATGGGGCCCCTGGGCGTTGCCACGGCCGGCGTCACGGCGCTGGCGACGATGGCCATCGGGAAAATCCAGCGCGACTCGGACCGCTTCTACCACTCGTTGAGGATGAACTACCAGACCGGACAAATCGGCAGCGCTGCCGACGTGGCCGCACGCAACCTCATCCAGGAGAAGCGGCAGGCGGGCGCCTTCATGCAGTTCGCCGACCGCATGAAGAACGTCTTTTCTGGCCGCGGCTTTGTCACCGATCTGGGCGAGGAAGGCTACCACCGCAGTCCCTACGGCCGGCAGTGGGACATCAACATGACCGAAGCGAAGATGCGCGGCCAGATCGACACCATGCTGATGGGCGGCCGGCTGGCCAGCCGCTCGCGGCAAGACGCTCTCAAGGCGGAATATGTTGGTTTTCAGGCTCAGCATCTCGAGGCTCTCCGCGGCATGGGCCTGGCGCAGAACCTGACGGCGGAAGGCGGTTCCCGGCGCCTGGCGGCCATTGAGTACGCGGGCCGGAACCCCCTGTACAACCGCGAGCAGCAGATCGAGGACTACCATCGCCAGATTGGGATGCAACAGGAGTTGATGGCGGTGAAGGGGCGTAGCTATCTGCGGCAGAAGTCGCTGCACACCGAAGCGCTGCTATCAAGCCAGCAAGCGCACAAGCACGCGGCGGACCTGGCGGGCATTCAAACCCAGCTGTCCGCGAAAGAAGAGGAACACGAGGCCTACCGGCGCGGCGGCGGGCAAAACGAGCAAAAGAAGCTCCAGCTGGCGGAACAGCTGCGCAGCCTGGACGACCAGCGAAAGGCGGCCACCGAGGCGATGACGGCGGCCGAGGAGCGCACGCTCAATCTCAGGAAGGCCGGCGAGCTGGAAATCCGCGCCTCCATGCAGCAGCAAGCGGAAATCCTGCGCTCGAACCTGGAGACCGTCCAGCGCGCCCGCCAGGAGATGGCCCGCCAGCGGCAGCAGAGCACGGAACAGCTGGGCCTGATGCACCCGATGCAGCAGCGGACTCTCATGGCCATCGGCATGAAGATTCAGCGCGGGCAGGCGCTGACGATGCCGGAGCTGGTTCAGGCGCAGCAGCACCGCGACATTTTCGGCAACTGGCTGCAGCGCGAGGGCATGAAGCGCGGCGCGCCTGTCATGGACTTTTTCCGCGGCCTTTCCGAGCTGGGCCTGGGGGCGCGCGAGAAGGAAATGGAAAAACGCGAGCTGGAGCTGAAACAACAAATCCAGATCAAGCTCGAGGTAGACGCCACCGAGGCTCTTACGGAGCAGCTCAAGAAGACGCTTCTGCCGGAGGTGCAGAACCTGATGAGCCAGGCGGTGCAGGCCATCAAGGACGAGATGGATCGCGGCTGGCGGGGCATCGCAGCGCAAGGCCGCGCCGCCGTGCCGGAAGCGGGCTACTAAGTACTAAGTACTAAGTACTAAGTACTAAGCCGGCGGAGCAGGGTAAGAAACAGGGCAAGAGGTAAGAGGTAAGAGAAAAGAGCTCAGTACCTCTTACCTCTTGCCTCTTGCCTCTTACCCTATCTATGGCGGAAAGCGGAAAGCGGAAAGCGGAAAGCGGATATGCTGGCGGCACACTAGATAGGAGGAAGAGGCCATTTTTTACAGCTGGGGCACCTATACAAGTCAGCTCTCCGAAGCTGGAATCTCGATCCAGCGGCGCGGCATGACGAACGATGCCACGGGGTTGCTCTACGGCTGCGAAGAAACCTGGACGATCAACGGTTTTCTGCAAGCGACCGACCCGGTCAGCCTGACGGTCCTTGTGACCGGCCTGGAGCTGGCCTTCTCGATCAATTTCTTGCCGCTGACGTGGTTCGCCAACAATGGCGCCCTGATCCGAATGCTGCCGGGCATCTCGCCCTTGGGCGGCACGCGGATCGTTTCGCCTCCCTATTATCCCGAGGACGGCCGGACCAATGCCGAGTTCACCACCTACCGGACCTATACCGTTGTGGTGATGGGCCGCTATCAGTTTCTGCAGGGAGCAGCGGGCGCCGGAGCCACGCCGACCCTGGTGTGGCAGGAGTCCATTCAGCAGCGCGGCGCCGGCGGCCCGCGCTTCGTCTTTCGTCAGCCGATCAACGGCCTGCCGCGCAAGCAAACCGTGGCGACGAGTACTCCGGTGCGTGTGGTGCAACGGGGCAACGCCGTGGGCCTGATGGACTACGCGCCGCTCTCAGAGCCCATCTGGCCAGCGGCGGAACATCTCGACCAGCGCGAGGTACAGATGGGCACGCCCAAGCGCTCGGGCGGCGTCTACCTGGAATATCCGAGCAACTGGTCCTATGTCTTCGAGGACATTGGGGCTCCCATTATCTTCCGCCCCAATCCCTTCTCCGGAGTCTGACCGCTTTCCGCTCTCCGCCATCCGCTGTCCGCCATCCGCAGTATTGGCGGACAGCGGAAAGCGGACAGCGGACAGCGGAAAGCGGAAAGCGGACAGCGGAAAGCGGACAGCGGAAAGCGGAAAGCGGACAGCGGAAAGCGGAAAGCGGAAAAAGGAGTCTAACGGTGGCCAACCAAGTGTGGATAGGTAACGCCGCCCAGGTGGCGCAAGTCGATCAACTGACGGTCGGCGGCACGCCGGCGACGGGATTGACTTACACGGTGGCGCTGGGATTCGGCACGGGCAAAGTCGTCACCTATACGGCCGTCAGTACGGACACCACAACCACGGTGGCGACGGCCTTGCAACAGGCCTTGAGCAGCTCGCTTTATCCTGAATTCAAGGAGGTGGTGTGGTCCAATCCTGCCGCCGGCAAGGTAAACGGTACGGCGCAGACGGCCGGCGTGCCCTTTACGCTGACGGCCGGCGGCACGGGAACGCTGACACGAACAGCCCTGACGCCCTCGAGCGGGCCCAACGATGCGCTCATGCCCGCCAACTGGTCCACGGGTACGCTGCCGGCCAGTGGTGATTCGATCTACTTTCAGGCCACCACGATTTCGGTGCTCTTTAACCTGCAGGCGCTGGCTGCAATCACGCCGGCCTACATCGGTTCGGACGCCAGCTACACCGGACGCATCGGCTTGCCGGTCAACAATGCCAACGGCTACCGCGAGTACCGGCCGCGCTTCCTGCAGTTTGCCGGAGCTACGGCCGTTGCTATCGGCCAGGGTTCCGGGCAAGGCTCGGGCAAGATTCAGTTGGACTTTCAGGCCGGCACGTACGCGCTGTCGCAGTGGCTGGCCGCCGGCTCCGTCGAACCGGGAATGCCCGCCGTGCAAATCAAGGGCGGCTCGGCAAGCAGCTCCATCAACATCTACAAGGGCACGCTGGGCCTGGCCCTGCTCGCCGGTGAGACGGCCACCGTGCCGACCCTGAATATCGATTACGTCACCAATCAACGCTCGGATGCCGTCGTGACGGCCGGCGCCGGCGCCACGTTAACCAACGTCAAGATGTCGGGCGGCCAGCTGACGGCCCTGTGTGCTGTCCCTAATCTGACTTCCAACGGCGGCACGACAACGATAGAAACGGGCAGCATGACCACGGCAACCTTGAACTATGCCGGCTCGCAAGCGCCGCCGTCAACGCTCAACTTTATCCCGGCAGCGGCGCAGACGATCACGACGCTGGTGCTGGGCAATAACGCCGTGCTGGACTGCTCGGGCACCCTGCAGACAGTGACGATCACCAACAGCACGCTCTATGCTGGCTGCACCATCAATGCCCCTTCAGGCAACGTGGCGATGACGAATGCAGGGAGCATACCCGACGGGCAGGCGGCCGATGTTACTCTGAACCTGGGCGTGGGGCGAACAGTAAAGGTGGCATAAGTACTAAGTACTAAGTACTAAGTACTAAAGAAGAAAGCGTTTGTTGTTTAGGACTTGGCACTTAGTACTTGGGACTTATTATGCCAACACCCGCCCCAATGGGCGTCATGGCCTACTCAGGTATTGAGCAGATTGAGCGCGGCGAGTTTGTCCTTACGCAAGGCATCATGCCGAGTGTGGCCACGCTGGAGATTCTGCCGCAGGATCCTTCCACGATCCCTCAAGATGGCTTTCTCTCACTCGCTTATGGGTCGGATAAGCCGATCACCTTCTACGGCTGCCGGGTCGATAAAGCTACTTTCCAGTACTCTCAGCAGGGCCTGGTGTGGCGGCTGAACATTCTCGACCGCCGCTGGCGCTGGCGCTTTGCCGGCACGGGTGGACCGGTCTCGGGCTGGTTCAATCAGCGTTTCGGATCGATCCAGCCCTCGCCCACTCTGGCGGGCGGGCCCGGCGGCTATCAGCTCGGATCGATCAATCCCAACTCCATCTTGACGCCCCAGCAGATCGCGGCGGTGCTCCTGGATGCGATGGGAGAGCAGAACTACGACGTGCGCCAGTTGCCCAACAACTCGCTGCCGGAAATGGTCTGGGAAGCAGACTATCCTGCCCAGATACTGCAAGACTTGTGCGACAAATTGGGCTGCCGCATCTGCCTGAACCTGGACAACACCGTTACGATTGCACAGACGGGCCTCGGCGCAGTCTTGCCGGCTGATGACATCGAGCAGCTTTCCCAAGTGGTGGACCCGCCGGAGCTCCCGGATTCTATTGCCGTGGTCGGCGGTCGGACGCGGCATGAATGCCAGCTGGCCCTCTGCCCTGTCGGCCTGGACGTGGACGGGACCGTCCGCGACATCTGGAATCTCAGCTACGCGCCGACCAAGTTCTTGAAGGGAGCAGCGCCCAGCGTCGCCAACGTGGGCGGCTGGTATCAGATTTGCAATACCGACTCAACGATGGGGTTCGGCGAAATCGCCGGTTGGGAAGTGACGGGGTGGGGTGGGGTGATCCCTCCAGGAACGCCGCCCAACCTGGCCGCCCTCTGGCAAATCGGCGGCCTGTCTCCGGCCGTCAATCCGCGCCATTTGGCCCGGCAAACGGTCTGGCGCTGGTATCGGATCGCCATGAGCCCGCTGCAAAACCAGTACGCCGGCGGGCCGGCGCTGCCGCCGGTCATTCCCGGCTGGAGCGGAGAACGCATTAAAGCCCTGTGGCAGATTCTGCCGATCGAGGATGTGATGGTGCGCGGCTGGTACGACGAGACGCAGCAGTTCCGGCCCTACCCGGCAACCGTGAACGGCCGCTACAACTGGTGGACGTTTGGAGGCAATCTCAACGGCACAGGCGACGGCACACAGGATCAATACGGGAACTTCGGCCCGCTGTACTATCCGGTGGTCATTCCCTACTCGATCGACCGCGAACGCGGCATCGTCATGTTCGAGGAGCCGATGTATCTCACGGACAGCAACGGCTACCATTGGCCCGCGGACATCTACTTGACCTGCACCGTCAGTCCGCGCGAGTTCGTTTCGCAAGCCCCCTCGCGCTACGTCCTGAAGCTGTCCGGCAGCGGCCGGTTTCAGGCCACCGGCTCGCGCATCCTTCGCCGCGATGAGCTGGTCCTCAATTGCGTCGGCTACTACGACAACAAGAACAATGTGATCGGCAGCTTCGACAACAGCGAGGCCTTGAACGCCGAGGCAGGCTACGCAATGGAGGCGGCCTTGCTGGAGTATCAGACGACGAACCCGGTGGACGCGACCTACATCGGGCTTCTTCCTATCGGCTGCGACGGCGCAATCTGGCAAGTGGGGTGGAGCGTCGGCCCGGACGGCGCGACCACGCACGTCGGCCGCAATACCGAAGTGCACCGCGGCATTCCCAGTTACCGCGAGCGCGTGCTGATGAGCTCTTTGGGACGAACGACGCAGCAAACAAGGGCCTTGCAGGATCAAGCAAGAAAGTCGTGAACAGCTCTCAGCTGTCAGCTGTCAGCCAAACAGCTCTCAGCTGTCAGCTGTCAGCTCTCAGCCAATGCGGCGGACAGCGGACAGCGGATAGCGGAGGGCGGACAGCGGACAGCGGACAGCGGAAAGCGGATAGCGGATAGCGGATAGCGGATAGCGGAGGGCGGCAATGAAAAACGACCTGATGAACCTGATGAGACCTCACGTCCAGAAAGGCGCGGCCAATCCGTACACGACGATTCAGCGCTTTCCGGCATACAACCAAAACACTACTTATGGTGTGCCGTCCTTCGGGTTGGTCAAAGTGTACGGGACGGCTGCCGACGGCTCGCTGATTGTGGATGGACCCGACGCCGATGGTGCAGCCGTGTACGCCAATGGTCCCAACCAAATCCCGTCGCAGCAGTACGGCATCGTCTCCAAGGCCTGGCCAATCTGGGCGGCCTACGATGCTGGCAGCGGCACGCCGACCATTGGCGACATCTGGGGAGCAGCGGCTGCCTCGTACCTGCTGACTGCCGGCAAGACGGGCTTTCGGATCGAGGCTGCGCCGGTCAGTACAGCAAGCCCGCCGCGTGTTCTGGTGAGCGCCGTGGCCGCGGCGACGGCCGGCGCGCTCACCGTCGAGGACAACGAAGGCCTTGTCTCTGTCGCCAATGTCGCCACGATTCACTTTAACGGAATGGTGGTGTCGGCAGCGCCAGGCGTTCCGAGTCAAGCGAACGTCACCTCGAAGGCCGGTACCTACTACGGCGGCGCTCCGCAAGCCATGACGGCTAGCTGGACGACCCTGAGCGGTTTTTCGATGGGACTGCCGAGAGCGGGAACGTATATGATATGGGGAGCGTGCCCCGTCCTTGTCAGCACCAACCCTGGCAGCCCTGGATTAAATTGGGGCTGGGTGCAGCTCATCGACATCACCACCAATTCTCCCTTTGGCGAGTTAGGGGTCAATGGCGTCACGGGGTACTACAGCGGGTCCGGTTTGGCCTTCACGCAAACAGTGCCCTTGTTTGGCATGATTACCGTGGGTTCGCCTGATGGAATCGGCATCCAGGGCGTGGCTGCCGTTCCGAGTTTCCCTGCGGCGCCTCCGTATGGCTGCTTGTTTGGAGCGGACCAGAACACCGGCGGCTATCAGGCGGTGGCCTGGCTCGCCTATCTCCAGGTGGGCTAACAGCTGTCAGCTCTCAGCTGTCAGCTCTCAGCCAAACAGCTGTCAGCTCTCAGCTGTCAGCTCTCAGCCGATGCCTGGCGGAGAGCGGAGAGCGGACAGCGGAGAGCGGAGAGCGGAGAGCGGAAAGCGGAGTTCGGCATGACGAGCCTGGCAACCGTCCCGATCGATGGCAATGGCAACAGCGGCCTATCGCGCGTCGCCTACGACTTCAGCACGCTCTTGGCCGTCGGCGACGGACTGACGACCTCGGCGCCGAGTTTTGTTAGTGCGCCCGTGGTCGATGCCGCGGCGCCGCCCTTGCAGTTTGCCAGTCCGGCCCTCGTCGGCAACGTGTGGTGGGTCAACCTGTCGGTTCCGCTGGGCACGATCGGCGACAAGTACGCAACGACCTGCACGGCCACGACGGTAAGAGGCCTCGTCCTCGTCATCTCGGTGGACGCCTTCGTGACCGAGCTGGGCAGCAGCGATCCCACGCATGCCAGCTCCGGCCTGGCTTCGAGCCTCACCTCCAACTACACGGCGACCTGGGCCGACGCCAATCTGCTCGGCAATACCGGCGGCGGCGGCTTTGCCATCACGCTGCCGCCGATACAAAGCGGCCCGGCTGGCTTCGTCTACAACGTCGCCAAAACGGATGGCTCGAGCAACACGCTGACCCTTCTGCCTTCGGGTACGGATACGGTCCTTAACGGTGCGAGTTATGGCCTGTCGGCGCCCTATGGCAGCATCTCGCTGTGTAGCGACGGCGTCAGCAACTGGTTCTCTATCGGCGGAGGCATTACTGGCGACTTTGGACAGATCGGCGCCGCTCCTGGCCCGGCGCCCAGTGCGATCGATGCCAACCTCGTGCAGGGCCGGCTTACGCTCACGTCGGGTGTTCCTGTAACGACAGGAGACGTGGTCGGGGCGTCCACGCTCTACTTCACGCCGTTTTTGGGCAATTACATCAGCCTTTACGACGGTTCGACCTGGACGCCTTACAAGTTTACCGAGACAAGCCTGGCGCTGTCGGGACTCGTCGCGGGAATGCCTTATGATGTGTACTGTTTCTGGAACAACGGCCTTGTTCTGGGCCTCGACGCCTGGTCGGGACCGAATAGCCGCACCGGCAATCTGGTCCTCCAGGATGGCGTCTACGTCATGGCTGTTAACTCGACGTGGTTCTTTCTGGGGACCATCTATCCCACTAGCGCCACGACGACAGAGGATTCCAGCGCCAAGCGCTTCGTGTCCAATTACTACAACCAGCGCGCCCGCCGGCTGCTTTTGAACAATACGGGCACGCACACCTACAACGTCAGCACCTGGCGGCCGTACAACAATGACCTGACCAATCGCGTTGAGTTCGTCGTCGCCGTCGAGGAGAACGCCATCCCCGGCGGCATGTTTGCGCAGGTAAACGCCAACGGTTATGTGGGCATCAATGTAGACGCGACGGATGGGTCCGGCGTGCTGGTGCAAGCCGTCGGCACGGCTGCCAACACGGCCCTGTGGGCAGGCTCGGCGCCGACCTATTTCCCCTCTACGCCGGGCTATCACTTCTTCCAGGCCATGGAATATTCCGGCGGTGGTCCTGTCTCGAACTTCACCGGCATGACTTTGAATGCCATCATTCAGGGATAGCAGCGATGAAGCAGACCGCGAAATACGTCGGCATCGGTCTGGTGATCCTGGCCGCCGCCATAACTCCGATACTCCTCTCAACGCACACGATCGGCACGCAAGAGGAGCACGGCCTGAGCGTCAGTGCGGCCAATGCGCCGAACAACGTCGTCAAGGGCATGTCCGTTAACAACGGCCACGTTACGTCGGTAAGCACCGGCCTGATTGATACGACGAACATGGATACGGTCAATCAGAAAGGGCCAGGAACCTACGGCGACGGCTCGCATGTGCCAACCTTCACCGTTGACGCTTCCGGGCGCATTACCGACTACACTGCCGTACCCATGTTTATCCGCGACGTGGGCGGGCAGGTTTTCAACGTGATGGCGGACAAGTACGGTTGCAAGGGAGATGGCGCCACGGACGACAAGCCGGGCATCCAGGCGGCTTTCAACGATGCGCTGGCCGTCGGCGGGCAAGTGTACTTTCCGCCGCCCCCGAGCACCTATCTCATCAAGAGCGGCATTCAGATCGGCGGCTCGGCAGGCAAACAACAAACCGTCTCGGCGCGCGCGCCGCCCATTCAATCGCAACATACTTCCGGCCTTATTACTTATGCTGGACCTTCCAACTCTTCCATATTCGCACTGCTGGGCGTCACCGACTGGTCCTTTGAAAACATCGGCTGCGTGATTCAATCGGGCGGCCCTCCCATCACCAATTGCGTCGTGTGGGACCAACAATTCAGCAGCACCTATCCGAATTCCGGTCTGGCGTGGATGCGGAAATGCAATACGACCTTTGCCGGCAGCACCACGAATTGCATCTGGTGCCGTCTGGGCATGTCAACGAACGGCGGCGCGAGCAACGGCTACTCGATCACGTTTCACAACTGCCTGGTCAGCGATCAAGTTCAGAATTCCGGCAATATCGGCGTACAGATCGGCGGTTCGCAAAACTACTGTCCGTCGTTTTACGATTGCACGCTTGTCGCTGCATGCGGCATCCTCGCCGGTCCCATCCAATCGTACCTTACCGGCGGCGTCGTCAACGGCGCCACCAACTTTCCTGTCGCCGATACGCTTCTGTTTCCGCCCAGCGGCGCCTTTTCCATCGGCGGCGTGACGGGCTCCTATGCAAGCAAGTCGGTCAACTCCGGCCCCGGCAATCTTGTTCTCACGGCGCCGTGGGCGGGCGGCGCATTCGGCGGCGGCAACGTCAGCTATTTGCCGCCGGGTCTCACCGCCGTCTATCCCGGAAATTGTTCGTTTCGCTATACGGGCGGCGAGATCACTGGAAACGGCAGTTGGGGCTATGACGTCGTCGTCAACACCGGCGGTTATTTCACCCTTGACACTCTGCAATGCCAGAACTCCAGCGCCGCCCCCCGGCGCATCTTGCAAGTCGGGCAAGGCAGTTTCTCCGCGCCGGTCCATGCCACAATAAGAAAATGCGTCTACAAGAACTACCAACCGCCGGCCATCGACGCCAATGGTCTTATCTGGCTGCATTCCAACACTAATTTGCAATTAGACGGCGTTTCCGCCAATCTACAAACGGCGCCTTACACCAACTCCACCAACTCGCCAATCATTTCCAACAACGGCGGTGCGGCTTTTGGCAGCATCAAGCTCAAAGATTGCGATTTCTACGCAACGTATCCGTTTATTGCCAATAATGCTTCCGGCGCAACTTGGCCTGTCAAGTACGATCACGTTCAGTTGACCAACAGCGCCAGTGTGCCGCAATCGGTCCTCAACAACGATCCGAACCTCTATCGCACGGTGACGGCGGCGACCTACAACGTTACCACAGGCAACGACTACACGCTGGCCTGCAATGCCGCGAGCAACGCCATCACGCCGACCCTGCCGGTGTGTTCCTCGATTCCGGCCGGCTGGACCTACATCCTCAAGAAAACGGACGCCAGCGCCAATGCCGTCACGGTCACGCCCAACGGCACGGACAAGATAGAAACGGCTGCGAACTACGTCCTCTCGGCTCAGAACAAATTTGCCCGCGTCGTCAACGATGGCGTATCCAACTGGCAAGTGACGGGCAGCAACTGAGGAAAGGATGAAGGATGAAGGATGAAGGATGAAACAAACCAGCGAGGTATTTCTCTGACAACGGACAACGGACAACTGTTTTTTGCTCCCAGAACGCTAAACTGGTTAGAGTGATTTCTCCGGCCGGAAATAAAAAGGACGGGTTCGCTGCCACACGAACCCGTCCCACCCATCTAACCGGCCATCCATTCCATCCCTGCAATGGTTCTGTGCTGCGCCTTGCTGAGCCGAGCGGCGCCGTGCCCCGCCTCGCCGGGCCCAGATACATCGCTTTTTTACCCGCTTTCCTGGTCCTTGCAAGAGGGAAACCTCATGCACGCAGCCGGTTCAACGCTGAATGCTCAGGCCCGACGGCTTCGCCAATGTCAGAAGGCCCTGGAGGCCTTCGACATCAACTGCCCGTGCAAGGGCACGCTGGTCTTCGGCTGTGTCCTGGACAAAACACCCCGCTGCCATCGCTATCGCACACGCCGCAGCTGTTGCTGTGCGCTGCGCGCCTTGCCCATCTGTCTCCTGGACGATCACGCCATTTATGGGTGCCTGCGCTGGCGCGATGGGAAAAACTGCCGCTGTCCACGGCAGCTGATTCCGCGCTGCTTCGTGACCGGCTGTGAGCTGCGGCAACAAGGACACAAGTGCGGCTGTCCCCGAACCACCCTGGGCTTTTGTCCGCATGTTTTGGCCTTGCGCCAACGATTCGCTGCGCTGACGCCCCAGGAGGCCGAGGCCTACTGCGCCGAATGGATAGCTCAGCAGCGCCGTATCAATCCCAAACGCTACGCCGATCCACCCCTGGCCGATCGCGGCGGCAACGTCAGCACGCGCCAGGCTGCGATCGCCTTGAAGATCATCCGCGCGGATGGCGGCCTGTGCCTGTGGCACCCGGACGACTACGGCCTGGCCAGCCGCATGCGAATTCAGGATCCGGCCCGGCAGCCCTCGCGGCAACAATGCGAGGCCTTTCTTCGCCTGCTCTGTCCCGCCCGAAAGGCGGTCACCCGTGGCTGATATTGTCCCGTGCAAGAAGGCCGCCCTGGTCCCCTTGACGGTCGAGGAGGGCCTCAGCTGGCGCGGCCACAAGATTCGCTTTGACCAGTTCGGCGAGGCCTTCAAGAAGGTCCTGCTCTCGCTGGTGGACTGCCTCGAGCGCGAGCTCTATCGCGAGGAGTACGGTCCAGGCGCGGACGGCTGGGACAAGTTCTGGCGCACGTCGCCCTGGTTCAAGGCCCTGTCGCGCCGAACCAAAAGCAACCACAAGAAGTACGTGGAGACCGTGGCGGAATTGTCCTCGCGCGTGGACAATGCCGAGCTGGCCCGCCTGTCTCCCTATGCCGTGCGCGTGCTCAAACAGATCGTCAAGAATCCCGTCTGGCAAGGCGAGCTGGTCAACTTCATGCTGGACGCCGGCGTCCAGCCCGAGCAGATCAACGAGGCCTCCATCGATCGCTACTATGCCCGTTTCCTGCAGCAAAAGGAAAGCGAGGACGCCGAGCGGCAGGAGCTGGGGCCCCTCTTCGTCGCAGCCGCTCTGGACAACGACGAGGAGCAAGCGGAGCAGGCGAGGCCGCAAGACGAGCAGGCCCTCGTCACACTGGCCGACGATACGCAGAAGAAGCCCGATCGCGTGGTCCGCGTGCTGGAATACGGCCGGCTCCTGGCCAAGAACGCCTCCAAGATTGACGATGCGGAGCTGCAGGACCCGGAGGTGCGCCAGTCCGCCTGGGACGTCATCACGCAGTTGGAGCAGGCCGTTCGAGGCATGAAAAGCCGGCTGCGCCGGTTCGACGAAGAAATCAAAGCACACTAAGTCCGCTTTCCGCTGTCCGCTTTCCGCTGTCCGCTTTCCGCTGTCCGCTTTCCGCTGTCCGCTTTCCGCCCTCCGCCGTGTTGGCTGAGAGCGGGCCCGGCGGGCGAAACCCTGACCACGCTCGCTGGGCTTTTTTTAGAGTTATCCTTGCAAATAGCATTCAGGATGCCTAAGATAGAGAACCGCGCGTCGGTGAAACGCGCGGTTCTTCCACCTACCCACGTTGAGGGACGTGAGCGATGGTTAAAAACAATTCTAGCAAGAATAAGAAAAGCTACCTGTGTTCCTGTGGATGTGGATGCCACTACCTGGTTCCATTTTCTGCAGACCACTTCGATGAATCAACGAGGAGAGTGCATCGATGGCTACATTCCATGACATTTCATGGTCAAGCTGCGCGTGCGCGTGGACATGGCCCCCGAGGAGCAAGAGGCGGACAGCGGACAGCGGACAGCGGACAGCGGACTTTGTGCAGGGTAGAGAAACGGCATCTCGCCGCGCCCATAACGCGGAGACAGCGGGTTCAACTCCCGCCCCTGCAATTGCCGCCGTGAGGACGGCTTCCGGACGATTCCGTCCCGAGGTTACGCTCCTCTACGCTCCTCACGGCGGCTCTTTACCACCGCTCTCCGCTCTCCGCCATCCGCCATCCGCCGTGTTGGCTGACAGCTGAGAGCTGAGAGCTGAGAACTGAGAACTGATGGGAGAAGATCGATGACAAACGAAGTGCTGGATCAACGAGGCGGCGACTGGGACACGGGGCAGACCTTGGCGCGCGGGCAGGCCTTGCAACAGGTCCGCTCGTCCTTTGTGACGGCCGTGGCCGTGCAGAAACCACGGGACATCGAGGCCGTCAAGCGGCGGCTGTTGCAGGAGGCGCGCCTCCTGGGCGAGGACGCGTATTTCGGCTGGGGATCGGGCAAGAACGCCGTCGAGGGTCCCAGCATCAACCTGGCCGTCGCCGCCGCGCGCTGCTGGGGCAATTGCGCAACGGACCTGGGAGCGGTGCAAGACCTGCCCGACTGCTGGATTTTCACCGCCTATTTCATCGACCTGGAGACCGGCTACACGCGCACGCGCCAGTTCCGGCAGTCCAAGGAATGGCAGATTCAAGGGAAATTCGACGAGGATCGCAAGGCGGACATGCGCTTTGAGATCGGCCAGTCCAAGGCGGAGCGCAACGTTGTGGTCAAGGCGCTGCCGGCCTGGCTCATCAACGCCGCGATGGAGGCGGCCAAGGAAGGTGTGCGGCAGGAGCTGGAGAATTTGTCCAAACAACACGGCTTGCCGAAGGTGACCGATCGGCTCCTGACGGCCCTGGCCAAGTGCGGCGTCCGCGAGGAGGCCGTTCTGGCTCGCTTCGCCGTCGCCGGGCGGCAGGGCCTGACGCTTGAGCACCTCGTTATCTTGCGCGGCGACCTGAAGGCCATTCAGGGCGGCCAGGAGAGGGCGGAAACGCTCTTTCCTCCTCAGCCAAAAGACCAAAAGGACGACAAGGACGACAAGGACCAAATGGACGACAAGGACAGTTCTGCAGTCCCTGCAGTCCCTTCCGTCCCTTCCGTCCCTTTGACTGAGGAAAAAAAGGCGCCGCTGGACCATCTGCGCTGGCAGACGTTCAAGAACCTCAAGGACCTGGCGAAGCTCTTGAAGCTGACGCCGCTGGAGATCGAGCAGCTTTGCTCCCAGCACGACGCCATGGTTTTCGAGGACCTCACAGAGACGATCGCTCAGGAGGTAGTGGCGAAGATGCAGGAGGAACTGCACAAGCGGGGCATGCAGGACCCACGCGAGCCGGGAAGTGAAGGGTCAACTTAAAGCGCAGGAGGAGCCGCCGTCATGTGGATCGTCGTGACCAAGCGCAGCAGCGAGCCGCACAAAGCCCACGGCCCGTTCCAGTGGCGCTCCGACGCGCACAGCTTTCAGGCGTGGCTGGCCAGCGAGCGCCGCTATGTCGTCAACGTCGAATCGTTTGTGGTCGAGGTGCAGACGCCAGTGGGAGCGGCTGCGGCCGAACCGGCCCCCGAGTAGGAGGTTGCGCAGTGTCCCGCTTTCCTATCCCCGATACGTCGTTGCCCTTGACGCCCGAGCTGGTCGAGCGCGTCTACCAGGACTTCATCCCCGACGAGGTCTTCGAGATCGTCAACCATCTGCTGCTGGTCCACTACAATGGCATCTCCAGGTCGGCCAAACTGTCCTACCAGGACATCGGCCGTCTGCTCCGCGACAAGCTAGGCTACGACCCAGGCATTGCCAGCCACTACGTCTTGACCATGAAGAACTGGATACCCCGCGCCATCCAGATATACATGGAACGCTACGGCTGGCAGGTGTTGCAAGAGAGCCAGTACGGCGACACCTTCTACGTTTTCTCCAAGCAAACCACGCCGACCAATGAATGAGGACGAACCACGCTTTTGGCGCAAGATCATCAAAATTTCCGCCACCGACAGCCCGCACGTAAGCAACCGCTCGGGCTAAAGCCCGGCGGCTTTGGCACTGGGCATTTCGATGAAAGGGAAAAGGACCGCATGACGACTCTGGAAGGAATCCTGAACCGACTGCAAGGCTGCCTGGACGACCTGGCGCCGGACGCGCGCGAAGGGCCGGCCTGCATCCTGGGCGAACTGTTAGGCGTCTTTGCCTGTATGCAGAACGAAATCCAGGACCTGCGCAGCCGGCTGGCCGCGGCGGAGGAGGCAGGGGAGATGATGACCCGCGCCGTTTTCGAGCAAGAGCAGGAGATCATCTTCCTGGCCGACCGGCTAACCAGGTTGCAAAACCAGGCTCTTTTCACGGAGAATTGACGGATCTGCTGGACGGTGGCGCGCCGCAGCGGCCGTTCCCCGATGCATAATCATTAGGGTGAATACGCATGACGACTCCCAACGAACGACGCCGCGAGGATCTGGCCGTCGCAGAGCGCCGCAAGAACATCGCTCGGCGCTACTTGAGAGGCGAGCTTCAGTCCGAAATTGCCCGCGCGTTTGAGCTGTCGCAGCCGACCGTCAGCAGGGAGCTGCGTGCAATCCAGAAACAATGGCTGGCGTCGGCTGCCCTGGATCGTGGCCTGTGGACTGCCGAGCAGCTCGCCAAGATTGACGAGGTGGAACGTCATGCCTGGCTGGCCTGGGCGAAGTCGCAAGAAGCTGCCGAAACGCTGCGCGCCAAGATGCGCGGCGATCAAGCCGAGACGGAGAAGATCACCAAAGGACAGGCTGGCGATGCGGCGTTTCTGCATCTGATCTTGCAGTGCGTGGCGCGGCGCTGCGAGCTGCTGGGGCTAAATGCCCCCAAAGAGGTGCGCGTTGACGGGCTAATCGACATAAAAACAATTCTCGCCATTATCCCAGCAGAGCCGTAGAGGAACGCGGCGGCGCGAAGCATCGCGACGCATTGCCGGGCACGGCATCGCGTTGCGCAGCATGGCACAGCACAGGTTTATCGCCATGAAGACGCTCATTGACATAACCGAGACCGGCGAAATGCGTCTGAACCTGCATCCCGGCCAGGCCCGCGCCTGGCAGAGCGAGCGCCGTTTCGTGGCCGTAATCGCTGGGACTCAATCGGGAAAAACCAGTTTCGGCCCCCTGTGGCTGTTGCGCGAGATTCAACGCCGAGGGCCGGGCGACTACATGGTGGTGACACCTAATTACCCTCTGCTGCAGAAGAAGGCTTTGCCCGAGTTTTTGCGGCTGTTTCGCCGCCGTTTTCTGCATACCAAGGGCAAGATTCCGCAGCCGATCGGGCACTTTCACAAGATGAACAGCGCCTTCGAGATGAACGACGGCAGCATGATTTTCTTCGGCCACGCGACCGATCCCGAGTCCCTGGAATCGGCCACCGCCAGGGCGGCGTGGCTCGACGAATGCGGCCAAACCAAGTTCAAGCTGGAGAGCTGGGAGGCGGTCCAGCGCCGTCTCTCTCTCAATCAGGGCCGCGTGCTGATGACCACGACTCCCTATAACCTCGGCTGGCTCAAGCAGCAGGTCTACGACCGCTGGGCCGCCGGCGACGCCGACTACGACGTGATCCGCTTCGAGAGCACGATGAACCCGGTGTTCCCGCCGGCGGAGATGGAGCGGGCGCGGCAGACGCTGCCGGCATGGAAATTCGATTTGTTCTATCGGGCCCTGTTTTCGCGGCCGGCTGGTTTGATTTACGACGCCTTTGACGACGCGCGGCACAAGGTCCCGCGCTTCAAGATACCGGACGCCTGGCAGCGCTATCTGGGCCTGGACTTCGGCGGCGTCAACACGGCCGGCATGTTCTACGCCGAGGAGCCGGCCAGCAAACGACTGTACGCCTACCGCGAGTACAAGGCCGGCGGCCGCACCGCTGCCGAACATGCCGAGGCCCTGTTGCAGGGTGAGCCGATGGTCCCGATCTGTGTCGGCGGCTCGAAGTCGGAGGAGCAATGGCGGAACGAGTTCCGGGCGGCCGGTCTGCCTGTAAGAGAGCCGGCCATTAGCGGGCCGGATTCCGTCGAGGTCGGCATCCAACGCGTCTACGAAGTTCACAAGGCGGGGCAGCTGTTCGTCTTCGCGGACCTCGCCGGCTACCTCGAGGAGAAGCTGACCTATAGCCGCGAGCTGGGGCCCGATGGACAGCCGACGGAGAAAATCGAGAACAAGGAGACCTATCACTACCTCGATGCAGAGAGGTACGTCCTAGGCTGGCTCAAAGGCGGCGTGACGGCGTTCACCGTGCCACGCGACCCTTCAGCCCAGAGTGTGATCCTGCAGGCCCCCGCCGGCGTGTTCCTGCCGGAGCCGGAACGCGAGCGGGGTCAGGTGGAAGAGGACGGACTGCGGTTTCCGTGGTAAGAGCGAGCAAGGCCAGGCATTGCGCGGCGATGCTATGCCACGCACTGCCCAGCCCAGCACAGATCGCCCAACAGAAGGAAACAAGAGCAACCGGGCGAAGCGAGGCAACGCCGGGCCTGGCTTGGCCACGCGAAGCCCAGCACAGCACAGCACAGTATCGCCCACCACAAAAGGAGGGACACCCGAAGCAAAGTATCGCCCAAACCGGAGGACATGAGGAACGGTGCCGAGCGCAGCCGCGCGTTGCGGTGCGGTGTATGGCAGAGCAGCGCCTGGCCCAGCCCAGCACAGTATCGCCCAGCACAAGAAAACAAGAGGAACGATGCGCGCCGTTGCCTGGCCCGGCGAGCCGCGGCACCGCGAAGCCCAGCCCAGCACAGTATCGCCCACCACAAAAGGAGGGACACTCGAGATGAAGATGGTAGCGCATGTGTTCACGATTACCGGCGCAGGGCAACGCTGTGCGGAGTAACGCAGGGCAGTGCCGAGCCCAGCCCAGCACAGCACAGGATCGCCCAACTGAAGGAGACAAGAGCTACGCCATGCTCAGCAGGGCAGTGCCCTGCTCAGCACAGCACAGCACAGTATCGCCCACCTGAAGGAAACAAGAGGAACGACGCATCGCGAGGCCTCGCGGCGCTCCGCAGGGCACTGCGGCGCGGAGCGCAGCCCAGCACAGCACAGCACAGTATCGCCCAACAGGAAAGGAAGGACACCCGAATGAAGATGGTAGCGCATGTGTTCACGATTACCGGCGTTTCGCCGCTGCTCCAGGCGTGCCCCAAGGGCATGGCCGAGGAGGGGGCCAAAAAGAAGCCGGAGAGCAATGACCCCGCCGAGCGCAAGCGACTCGAAGCCGAAGCGCTGGCCTATCGGCTGCCCTCGGGCCAGCTGTACGGACCAGCGGTCGGCCTGCGCCGAGCGATTCTCTACGCCGCCGTGGGCCGCAAGTTCACCCAGGGCAAGAAACAGGTCAGCGCGCCCAAGATCGCTCGCGGCGGCATCTTCAACGAGGCAGGCTACGAGGTCTGTCCGTTGTTTGACCCGGACACGCACGAGCCGATCCACAATTACGAGATTGACAGCCAGCGGGCGGTCAATCGCAACACCGGCGGCGCCATCATGCTGCATCGGCCGAAAGTGCAGCCGTGGGCGACGGACCTGGTGCTGAGCATCGACGAGGACCTGCTCAGTATCGAACAGGTGCTGGTCCTGCTCGAAGTCGCCGGAGCCATCGCCGGCTGGGGCGCCTTTCGGCCGGAACGCGACGGACCCTATGGACGCTTTCGTGCCGCCTACAAGGGAGCGTTGCCGACGGCTGCCGGCGAACAGGAGAAGAGGAAACCCAAAGCGCGGGCCTCGGCGAATGAGCGCTTGAGGGGAGTTGAAGTGTGACAAGGCGCCGTAGCGCGGCGCCAGGCGCAGCACAGTGCAGCGTGGCGGCGCACAGCACAGCACAGAATCGCCCAGCTGAAGGAAACAGGAGAGACCGCGCGTGGCGGCGCGGCGCTTTGCCACGCGTTGCCGAGCGAAGCCCAGCACAGCACAGATCGCCCAACACAAGGAAACATGACCCGGCAGAAGGAAACAAGGCGAGGCAAGGCGAGGCATCGCGCGGCGTGGCGAAGCCGTGCAAGGCACAGCACAGCCCAGCACAGCACAGATCGCCCAACAGAAGGAAACATGAGGAACGGCGCCAGGCGCCGCTCAGCGCGGCGTGGCGACGCGCCGCACAGCAGCGCTCAGCCCAGCCCAGCACAGCACAGATCGCCCAACAGAAGGAAACATGAGGAACCGAGCTGTGCGGTGCGATGCTGTGCCCAGCGCCGCGGCGCACAGCACAGCAAACCAAAGGAGTTTTACATGAAGATGCTACCCGTATCCGAACTCGTCGAGGACTTCGCCCTCTATCCGCGCTTGACCGTGGACGGCACGCATGTCAACGCGATGCTGGAATCCCACGCGGCCGGCTGGCAAATGCCGGCAGTTGTGATCGACAAAAAATCCAAGCGTATCA